CCGCCAACAATCCGGGGGTAATGCCGCCGAATTGGCAACTCGAAATCCGCGGAATAATTGATCTCGGCCGCCGAGTAATTCAAGGCGTCGGAGGGCCAGAGTCCGCCGGAACCGCTGGCATGGATATCAATTGGCCTTATTTTGACGGGAACCTAAACACGATTGTAGAATCGCAAGCCAATCAAAAAGGTGAGGTTAACTCGGTCCGCATTGATCTCGAAAAGGGCACCGCGACTCTAGCCACTTACGCGGCCGGGTCCGATATTTCATACCAACTCCTTGAGCGGTCAAGCCCAAGTTACTTAGACGCACACAACCGAATCATGCTCGCGTCATACGCAAGCGTTACGGATCGCAAATTTACCGCCGACCTATGGGACGACGGTACGGGACTCCAAGACTACGATTTTGCGGCAGACACGACCGGGGCCGGATTCCGAGAGGCCATTTTTGAGGCGTCGGTTACATGCGAGGACGCGACAGGCGTACCCGCGTCGGCCGTGTTTGTCTCAACCGCGGTTTTTGTTGCAATTGGCGGTTGGTCAACATTTCAGCCAGAACCGTACGGAGTCCAAAACGTGTCCGGTGTCGCGACCGCAAGCACTCTCCGCGTTAATGTGTCCGGGCTACCCGTTATTCGGGCTAAGTACCTCGACACAAACGCCGCCTACAACGCGATCGTTACCAACGGGCAGGCCGCTCGTTGGCTCGAGGACGGACCACGATTGGCAACCGCCGAAAACGTGGCACAACTTGGACGCGATATCAGCATTTACGGATACGGCACAACCGCCGCATACCTACCCGCTGGCATTGTCCGCGTAACAAACGTTTAATCGAAAGGTAGCCGATTAGCATGGCGCTCGTAACCGGCGAGGAACTTGCCGACAACTTAGACATAGAGTACGACGGCGCCGCCGTCGCGACACTCGATCAAGTTGCCGACGCCGCGAGTCTGCTAATCGGCTACCTTATTACAACCGCCGCACTTGACGACGAACCCTCACCATGTAAAGAGGCCGCAATGTCGGTCGCCGTGGAAATGTTCCAAGCTCGATCAAGTGCAGGCGGCGAAGCGGTATCGGTCGACTTTACCCCCGGACCGTATCGATTGTCGGTATGGCTAACCCGGCGAGTTATGGGAGTGCTGGCGCCGTATTTAGACATGAAAGGTGTAGTCGGTTGAGTCTAGCCACGGAAAGTCGTGAGACAATTGTGGCCGCATTGACCGGTCACGGCTACAAAATTTATGACACGGTGCCGGCCACGCCAATAACGCCGTCGGTGGTTTGCGTACCCGACTCTCCATGGATCCGACCTAACCGATTGGGCTCAAACCTTAATTACGAGATCCGGTGGCGCCTCCTCGTCAACATTAACGCTCGCGTTAACGAGTCAGCCACAAAAGCCACGGAGGACGCAATAGACACGCTACTTGTAGCGTTACCTAATACGGTCCTTGTGGACGTAATAAACTCGCCTCAACTCCTAAGCCTAGGAGCACAAGGCACCGTTATATCAACCGAGATTAATGTCTCCATGCAAATGAAAGAGGTATAGAAATGCCCGCAATTTCCGTAGCCGGTGCCGCGTTTGTAGTAGAGGTTGGCACACCCGCCGTAGCGTACTCCGATCAAATCACGTCGGGAACCGTCACCACAACGCCAACAATCGTCCGCACTAAAACTCTCTCAAGCGTTGCGTTTGACCAAACCGACCTAAATAGCACCATGAGTCTCGAATTTTTGTACGACGAAAATAGTGGACTATTTGAGGCACTACAAACGGCAATCGCCGCCGCAACTCCCGTCGCCGTGGTCGTATCAAGCACCACGGGATCATGGACAGGCGCCTCCATGTCGATCGAATCCGCCGAGGTCACATTTGCCGCCGACGGAATCGCAATGTGCTCGACGTCGTTCACCGGTTCCGTAGTATTCGCATAGGGTCAAGGGGGAAACCATGTACAACCGCATTAGCGTAGTTATTGACAATGGAGAAGCACAATTTTTTGACGTCAACCAAAACGACCGCGTATACATGTCGCAAATAGTGGCGACAGATACACGAGCGGACAATATTTTTTCCGTTATGGCAATTCTGGCATACGCCAAAGTAATCGGACGGAATAGCGTCACCTACAAAGTAATCGAGAAATGGGTCGACGATCACAATATATTTGTGGACGCGGAACTCCCAAAAGTTACCCCGACGGAGGATACCGTCGGCATATCGTCCGAATAGCACTACGAATAAATCGACCGTTTCACGAGGTTTTACAGTACGACCCGGAATTAATAGCCACGATCGAGGAGGAGATAGCCAATGGCAATCTATGAATCTGGCGTGAGCGGACTTAATGGTTTACTACGCGATTTTAGGGCACTCGGAAAAGAAGCTCAAAAGGAATTGAGGCAAGCCTCAAAAACAATTGCCGAGCGGCATATGGTACCCGTTTGGAAAGAGGCGGCACTCAATTACGCAGGCCCATGGGGCGAGGATATTGCCGATAGTGTGCGAGCCGGTTCGGATCGTTTGCCTAGCGTAAAAATTGGCGGGAAACGTAAAACAATGCGAGGTGGGGCTACGCCTAACATGGTCCGCTATCCGTCGAGCTCGGGTCAGCGTGGCAACTCGTTTGCACCATTTGAGCAAACAAATTGGATTAGTTACTCGCGAAATTATCAAGACGCCGCACTCCAGGAGTGGTCACAAGCGGTTGACCGTATCGCCCTAAAATGGTTGGTAATGTAATGGCATTTAATGGCGGTAAAACACTTACTATTTATGTAGCGGCCGACCTTAAAAAATTTAGGTCCGGGTTAAACGAAGCACAAACCGGACTCACCGGATTTGCCGGATCCCTCAAAAACATACTTGGACCCGCCGCAATCGGGGCGGGTTTTGCCGTCGCTGGCCTCGCTACCAAAATGGCCGTCGACGGAGTTAACGCCGCACTCGACGACGAAGCGGCAATGAGAAAACTTGCGCTAACTCTGGAAAACGTCGGCCTCGCACACGACACGCAAAAAGTCGAGGATTTTATATCGGTCCTCGAGCGATCAACCGGTACGGCCGACGACGAATTACGACCCGCCTACGACCGTCTAATTAGATCCGTAGGTGACACGGCCGAAGCCATGGAATTACTCAAATTAAGTCAAGACGTCGCCGCGGGAGGTGGGAAAACCCTCACCCAAGTAACCGACGCAATTGGTAAAGCGTACGACGGTAATACCGCGGCACTCGGAAAACTGAATAGCGGCATAGATCAATCTATAATCAAATCCGGCAACATGGAGGCAATAACTCTAGCCTTGTCGGACACGTTTAGCGGACAGGCCGCCGAATCGGCCGACACTTTCCGAGGCCGACTAAAGGTAATGAATCAAGCCGTCGACAATCTCGGCGAGGCATTTGGCCGAGGACTACTCGGCGGGATCCAATCCGCGACAACCGGTACGGATCAATTTGCCAAAAAACTCGCAGAATTAGAACCAAAAGCGGAAGCGGCCGGGTCCACGATTGGCACTTTTGGAATAAAAGCGGCAGAAACCGGGGCAAGTTTATTAGGCGCCTACACAAATACCGTCGGTTTTATTAGAGGTTTACAAGGGTCCGAAAATCAAGCCATTAGGACAACCGCATATTTTAACCCGTTAGGCATAATTGCGGCAATCGTCGGTGACGAATTTAATAACGCCGCCGACGGGGCCGAGGCCGCGGCAAGCGCAATCGGTTTATCGGCCTACGAAGCTCGAAAGGCCATACCGCAATGGAACGATTTAAGCGGCGCCGTACGCATGAGCACCCAAGACTATATTGCGTATCTAAATGCCCACTCGGTCGGCAATACAATCCTAAAAAATGCTAACAAAGACTATCAAGATTTAGCCGCAAGACAAGCGCAAGTCAATTCCTACGTCGGGGAATACACACTCGATCAAGAGGGAGCCGGTAACGCCACAAGAGACACAAGTTCAGCGGTTGAGGAACTAACCGCAAAAGAAAAGGAATTAACCAAAACTTTTGAGGCCGGAAACGAAACACTAAAAACCAATCGGGCCGACCTCGCATATTGGACGAGCGAACTAACAAAAGCCAACGAGGCAATCGTTACGTTTACAAGCAACATGCAAACCAACCTATTAGCCGGTGTAGATCTCGGCAAGGCGTTCACGTCCGCAAAAGAATCCGGCGGTGACCTCGGGGCCGGTGTAGTAGCCGGATTCGAGGGAATGATTAACGACGCTAAATGGTTCGGCAATGTACTCGAGACACTACAAAGTCAAGGCGTCGACCAATCATTAATCGATTACCTAGCCACACAAGGCGCCGAGATTGGGGGCGGCCTCGGACAAGCAATGCTCGGCGATAAAGGATTACTCGCCTCACTAAATGAGCAATGGTTAAATGTGCAGGCCACCACAAAAACACTTGCCGAGGGACTTGTCCCCGAATTCATGACCGCCGGGCAAAATTCAGCACTCTCAATGGTCGACTCGATCTCCGAACAAATGGCTAAAGACGTAACCCGACTAGCCCGGATCGGCAAGAAAATCGCGCAACCGTTAGGTGCCTCATTTAGAGCCGAGTTAATGTCCGACGTCGCCGCCGCACTCCGAGAGGTTGAGGCGGCCGGTACCGCTGGCAGGGCCGAGGCCGTAGCCAACGCACAACAACGACAAGTCGCCCTCACCAACGCCGCGGTGGCGCAAGCATTACAGAACCTAGTTAGATCCGCCGACGCCCGAAACGGCCTCCCGGTTACCCCGGTGCTCGGTTGATAAGCGCAATCCTACTCAACAATGTCGCACTCGATTTGGCGACAATTGAGTACCAAGTACAAATACAACACGGCCGGTCCGACGTAACCGCTAACCCGCAACCGTCAAACGCTCAAATTATCATTAGAGGATCCGTCGGAGTTGACGTGGAAATATCCGACGAGCTTGTTATCAAAGCCTACGGTTTTCACCGTTTCACCGGTCAAGTCTCCGACGTCACCATAACGCATTTATCAAGCGACCCGCCGGTAGCCGTATCCACCATTACCGGAATAGGTGAACTATCCCGAGTTGGATTTACGGAGGTCGGGGCCAGCGGCTACCCGCAACAAACCGTTTCCCAACGTGTCGAGGAGGTTTTAATTGCCGTCGGTTTACCCTACCTAAATGGGGCGGATTCTGTTACTATTTTACACTCGATTACCGGTGTAGATATCACCCCTACAGAAGCACTAACCGAATTGGCTAGTCTCGCCGAGCGTAACGGCGGAACATATTTCGACGATCCTTATGGCCGGATCGTATTTGAGTCATACGGCGATCGAGGTACAACTACGTTTGCCGGGGCGTGGTCAAGCCAAATAGACACATGGGCCGACGCTACGACCGCGTGGAATACCTACCCGGTGAACATGTCCTCAACGCTCGTACCGGACGACGGGATTATTTTTACGCCTACATGGACTAAAACAAGGCAATCGTTAGTTAACTCGGTGACAGTCCTAGGCCACAACGAGACTCACGAGTTTACGCAAACCGACGCCGCCTCAATCGCCGCCTACGGTTTACGCGAGTACCGCCTACAAACCGATATCAAAGACGCCGCCGACGTGATTGAGCGAGCCGGAAACATTATTACCGCGCAAGCCAACCCGTTATGGAATCTAGGCTCCGTAAGCATCATGGTGCAAAACCTCGACGAGCCGACCCGCGACAAAATTATGCTCCTAGTTAGCGGCATGGAGGTATCGATTCTTAATCTCCCACAACCGGCACCCGAGGCACAATTTGCGGGAATTGTTGAGGGTTGGGGAGAAATCTATACTCCGGGACAACACATACTCACCCTTTCATTAAGCGACCCGAGGTTTAGTTTTGAGACGCTTACATGGGGAGAGGTATACACGGACATACAATGGCAAGACGTATTCAACACGGCACAATGGTTCGAGATCATTAGCAATGGTTCACTCGCAGCGGCATAAGGAGAAATGAAATGGCGGTAACTTCTGGCGGCACTCCCTATGTGGAGGCTTCGGATCTTGTTGCGTCTTACCCGGCGACCTCGCTGGCGTTAGCAAACAAGGTCGACACTAAACTCGACAACGCACCAACGGACAACGCACAAAGCGGGGTCACATACACGTTCGTCCTAGCCGACGCTCGTCAACTAGTTAGCGCAACAAGTGCGAGCGCTAAGACTTTTACAATTCCGCCTCAAGCCTCGGTTACATGGCTAACTGGCACCATGATACGAGTCGTTAATTATGGGGCGGGTGCATTGACTGTCGATGGTGGTGTGGGGGTGACTGTCACAAATACCGCCACAACGCTGGATCAGTACCAATCCGCGACCGCGATCCGAACCGGGTCAAATGCTTGGACGTTAGTCCCTTTTTCGGGTGGTGCTGCTAACGCCAATTTTAGTAATACGGCTACCGGCACCTACACAGACGGATCAGGTAAAAACTGGAAATATGTCACGTTCACGGGTAGTGGCACTTTGACCATTACTAAAACCGGCGTACTTGATTATTTGGTCATTGGGGGAGGTGCGGGCGGTGGCAACGGAAACAGCACAAACGGCGGTGCGGCTGGTGGCGGAGCAGGCGCAGTATCGCAAGGTAGCAGTAGATTGGTTTCAGCAGGTAGTTACACGGTAACTATCGGGGCCGGTGGTGCAGGTGCAGCAAACGGCAGCCCGAGTGGTTTAGGTTCAATAGGTGGCGCCACGGGTGGCGGTCGCGGCTCAAGTTATTCAAGCGGAAACGTCGTAGCAGGAACCGACGGCGGTTGCGGAGGTGGTGGTAACGGAAGCACAGTCGGATCGAACTCAGCGGGTGGTTCACCTAACATGACTTCGGGATTTGGCAATTCCGGTGGCTTAGGTTTTCTTAGCGCTATTAACCCGTCGGGTGGAGGTGGTGGAGGCGGTGGAGCCGCCGGATCAAATGCCGCCAATAACACAGGCGGAAACGGCGGAACGGGTTCATTTTCGACCATTACGGGCACCTCTGTTGGCAGGGCTGGAGGTGGTGGCGGTAATGGTTGGCTTACAGGCACAAACGGAACAGCGACTTCAGGCGGTGGCGCGGGTACCGGTGGCGCTACCGGTAGCGCAGGCACAAACAACACGGGAGGCGGGGGCGGTGCCGGTTCGACTACCGGCGGTGCCGGTGGATCAGGCGTCGCTATCGTGGCTGTGAGGGTATAAAAATGGCATATTTTGCAGAACTAATAGAAAACACCGTCACTCAAGTAATAGCCATAGACGACGATAATTGCGGTGGTGGCGTTTACCCGCTATCAGAAGCTATAGGGCAGGACTACATAGCCGAAATAGGTATTGA